GAGGCATCTTGTCAATAAAACGTAAACCATCAATTCCACACACTGTCTCCATCTCATCCAACGGACGAACTCTCGATTTCAGTTTCGGCAAATTGTCCAGAGCAGATAGGATCACTCCCTCGTAATCTTTAGACGCTTTTACCAATAAAGAACCTTCAATGCCACACGATGGTTTGGCAGAATGGCGCAAGGATGCTTGCCACGGGTACCCTGTCCTAAACTTGGGTGGACCCCATTTCTGGGGAACACCACAAATCTCTTCCACATGCTTCGAAAGAACAGACGTTTCTACTGTCGAATGATAAGACGATCGACCTGTAACCTGTCCATAATACTTGCAATTAGTATCGTGTGGGAGATAGTTGATGGGACTTTTGGGGTGAATAGACGTTCCTTGAAAGTACTGAACATCATACATCTGAGTGGGTACTGTGCCTGAACTCTTCGATAGAAGAACTCCTTCCTTCTTACTGAGTTCTTCAAATGCCAAGTTGAATTGCATCTGGGTTAGCAAACCACAACATCCTTGTGTTGAATCGGCACGTCCACCAAGGTGAAAACCACCGATCAGGGGTCCTTTGGTCTCAGTGATGACTGGTGCCATACAAAGACCATCGAATGTCTTGAAACTCAACTGGTAGTGTGCTCCAAAGAACTCGGCTGCCTTTGTTTGAACGTGACCAGACAACATGTTAAGCTTGGATTTCTTGAATAGACCATTTTCATCCTTGTAAACAAGTCTCCCTGGTACAGAAGCAAATCTGTCACCAGGAAAATATGTCGTGAGGTCTTTCCAATCACCACCATTGGGAATCCAAACCAAAGAAAAGTCGGTGTCTGGGATACTCACACTGTGTTTCCTGTAAAGATAGCTCTCAAAGTTACCACCAATCTGTTTAGGATCGTGGCGAACAAACTTAGCCTTAACGTCATCCGCCTTCCAGATATGATCCGGAATCAGAGCTACGTTAGACTTGGGAAAGAAAGCATCACAATGATTAAGTTTGACTCCCCCTTCGACTTCACGCCTGATGGTCATGTGACACAAGTTACTCTCAACAAGCTTTTCCAACTGATCAACAGTAGTAGTTTGTGCTTGTTTAGAGCATGGCATGGGAGAAACAATGGTACCAGCCCACGGGCTGACCTCAGAGTCTCGTTCATCGATTTCCTTGGTGGTCGTTGGGGAGATGTTACCCTGTGGAGCAGGAACGACTTTGAAAGCCTTCCATACTTGTGCTACTGCATATAATCCGGCAATAGCAACACAACAACTCGTAATCCATTTCACATGTTTATCTCTGTACATCTTGAAGATAGCAGGCATAGCATCGTTCTGTGACGATACTTCACCATACAATTTATTCTTCTCAAGGTTGACAACACCACTGATACCACTCATCGGAATGACAAGGATGACCAGTAAATACCAACTGATATACA